GTTGTTCTAATTTCCATTGGTAAAATGGAACATATTGAGATTTAATTCCATAAGGATAGGTTATTGCGTTTGCGTTATTTGATGGTCTAAAATTAATAACTCCAGGTGTTAAAAAATCTTTGTTTTGCAAATCAAAAGTAGTCGACGAAAAGAAAACTCCCATTGTTGGTGCGTTAAGACTACCTAAAATAACAACTGGGTCATCTGGAGTTCCGTATACACTATAAAATTCTGGTGAAAAGGGAATAACACCATATTCAGAATTAGTTGACATACTTTGAGCTAAATCACCGTCAATTCTTTTTCCACCATTAAAGTCTCTAGTAAATAATTGATTTAACCCATTATTGCCAAAAGCAAAAAGTTGACTTAAAAATCCTTCATCGGTAATTCTTGATATTACAAATAAATTAACCAAATCGGAGGTATCCGAATAACTTGTTGGATTTAAACTACCCATAATGTAAGCCTTAGCTGATGGGTCAAATATTATTTCTTGATAAAAATCATCTTTAATTCCTAAATTAATAATTGTTGTTGGAAACAATAAATTTCTTGTGTTAACCGGTCTTCTATCCCCTGTTGTTGGTCTACCAATAAATCTTTGTGATGTTGTTCCTGATAAATAAGGCGAACTTCTATAATAAAAATTATTAGTTTTACCGTCAAAATATGCAAGTTGTTTTGCAAAATCAGGCGGTAATGGTTTATTTTCTTGGTCATAGTAAGTATCAATTTGGAGTGGGAACATATATAAAGAACCATTAACCCAATTATTGGTAAAAGATTGAGCCAAAACTCCTCGACATAATCCATAAAAAAATCTAAATCTAAATCCCCATTCGCTATAACTTTTAATATCATCTTTTAATCCTGTTAAAGGGTTTTTTAAAAAAACATAACATCCTCCAGTTATATTATCACTTCCCTCACAACCTGATTTAATTCCAAAATTAACACTATTACCACTATAACAAGTAAGACTTACCATTCTTTCACAATCAGTCAGACTCTCTAAAACATTACCAGCAGCTAATTGTCCCTCAATATCGGGAGTTGATTGTGAACCTCCAGTTGAAAGTACTGGTCCAGTAATTAAATCACCTCCACCAGAAATAACGTAAACCGCAAAGTCAAGATTTTGTTGTAAAAGACTATTGCTATAACCAAGTGCTTTTGAGTTATCAAGTATATCTGAGGATGGAAGTCTTTCACTTCTCATAATATTTTTAACAGGATTTGTAATTGATAACGAATTTATTCCTGTTAATGTTGGATATAATATTGGACTAAAATTTAAATCATTAAAAAAAGTATTGGATTGTATTACGGTTTGTTCGAGAGTTACTGAGCCAAACCATACCATTTGAGCCACTGCCGTTGGTTGAGGGATACGTATAGATATTGCGCCTCCAGATAAATCTTCAGCACTATCATAGAAATTATTATTTCCAATTGTTGCACTGTATAATAAATTATCAGTTTGACTGACAACCCCTTTAAGAATGTTAGAATATGATATTGGGTCGGTAACTTGGGAAGTTTGAACTGTAAGATTAGCATTCGAGTTAAAATAAATAAATCTATTTGAGTTATCTAACGCACCATAATATCCAACATTACTTGTTGTAAATGCTGAATATTGTAGTCCAGGTGTGGTTGAACCAATTACTCCAGGTGTAAAAAATTTAGATTGGAAAAATATGTTATTCTGATTATTATGTTGTGCAACTGTTGTTGTAGAGCCTACAGGTACTTTTTGCACCGGAATATTAACTCTAGTTGAAGCCGTAAATGTCCAATTAGGGTCATCAATATTTTGTCCAAAGATTCTTCCAACACTATATTTGTTGGTAAGTAATGGTGAGTATGGGTCAACACCTCTTTGTAAAATTACAACTTTTTGGTTTGAAAAATCTTCAAATAAAGTTCCCGGTATTCGTGAAAACTCATCCCATTGTTCGTATCCATCCTCTGTACTAGACGTAACACTAACATAACTTTGAATATTACTTGCGGTAAGTAATTCTGATAAAAATCCAGAGCTATTTGACGCATTTGGAATTATAAAATTTGTTACACCATTTATTACGGTAGTTGATATTGTAATTGCTGTCAATACTTGATAATATTCTAAATCGGAAGCAAACGTATATCTTTGACAAGTATCCCCACTATTTATTATCGTATATTCTGCGGTACCCGCAAAACCTTCCAGTCTTATACAATTATCATCATAAATGGTTTGAGGTCCAAGTGTTGTTGTAATAATTGTATGGCTATTATTACTACAATCTCTATATATAATAGTTCCAACACCACCGTCTAAATAAGTAACATCGACCACAACACTATCAAAACAGAAGTCTTCAATATTTTTATTTTTTGGAATTACATATGAGGTGGTTAGATTATTGAATCTATTATTTGGGTCGGCGTAGTCTACATTCATCACAAATTCGTCAGTTTGCAATTTTCCCTTAATACCTTCAATAGTCGTTGTTGGCGTATTTCCTGACCACAAAAAATTAGTATCTGTAGAACCAGTAGGGTTTATAAAAGACAGAATTGAACCTGATTCTAAATTGTCAATAAAATCGGGGAGTACTAATACCGTTAAAGTATTGTCGTAGTGATAATTTAGATTTGAATCTGCTGCGAAAGTAACTTTAATCCTATTAACATTTTCATAATACTTGTTGTTTGTATTAAAAATGTTAATTCTAACTCCTAATGGTATTGTTGTTTGAATCGAATATCCAAGACCCGTTGAACCAAAGGATGGACCGGTGTCAAATGGGATAGAAGCTTGGGTAGCCGTTATACTTCGTGAATCACTTCTACCATTTTTAAATCTTAATGCGGATTTATCTGCAGGGTTCCGATTAGTTGCGATGGCTTCGGTGATATTGGTAACAACTGCAGTTAAATAAGGAGAATCTACGGGATAGTATGGTGCAACTAATGGTTCAAGAATATTATAATATTGTGCTGGGTCAGATATTGGAGTTAAAAAAATTGAAGTTGGAGATGCTAATGGTGATTGTGTAGGTGTGGTTACAACGGATGCTCCATCACATTCACAAGCCTGACAATCAGGATAAGTAATCATCGGTAGGTTAAATGTTCCAGTTTCTCTTTTACAATATTTAGAATAGCTACGAAATGGGTACCAATCAATAACTCCTCCAATACCAACTCCCGAAAGCCAACATAAGAAGTCATAAACAAGGTTTACAATGTAAAGTACAATGTGAGCAGCAACTAAAACCGCCAAACCAACTGGTTGTAATATTGTGAGAAGAATTGAAAATAAAAAGTATATTAAATCAAAATTTCTAAACCCCTCATTTACTGGAAATTTATTGATGCTATCACAATCTTGACTATCAATTTCTTTAATACCTATAAATCTACCTCTAAAACCATTTTTAAATTGGTCAATAAATCCTGAAACAGTATAAACTCTATTAAATTCAAATTCATAAAAAGTATCTTCACAATTTATTGCCGCTTGAGTATTTGTATATCCCGTCCAATCTAATCCAAAATAATAAGAGCCAGCCAATTTTTCATTATCTAAATAGTTGGTTGCCAAATTTGGGTCAGATGATGAATTTGACCAACCATATTCTTTAATATTTGGAACTAAGAAATATGGTCGTTTTACGTCAGTTAATGATGGAGGTTGCTGCCACTTAATTTTAAATCGATATTTTGATTTAGTTGGTATTCCCAATGTTGGGTCATTTGAGATAACTCTCTCACCAAATTCATTAGTGATAATATAATCTAAATTCATTGGTAATTCAGTTAACCAAACTCCATCACCGTCAATAATATTTCCTGATTGTTCTAATTTAAATTCTTCTAATATTGGTTTACCTGTATCATCTTGTTGAATAGTTTGTCTAATTACCAATATTTGTCCAGGTCCTGACTGTAAACTACAAAGATTTCCCATGTTATCTTTTGGTCTTGCATTTTTTCTAACTCTAAATTTATCTGGAGTTGAGTATATTGAGCCCATAAAAACCGCAGTGGGTTGTATGTCAACATTTGAATCGTCTCTTAAATCAAAATCTAAACGATTAATGGCTATGTCACAAATATCAGGTTCACCCCAAAGTGGTGAAATGTCTAACTGTTTAACAGAATTTATAATTTGTGGTAATGAATTTAAATCTGTTGATGTTTTGAATCTATTACCCGCAACTTGTCCTTCAGTTGCAAGACCCATTCTAATTAAATCTTGTGGTGTTAATGAAAACTCTCCAATGTCAGATAAATCAACATCCATAACTACAGTTTGAAACCCTATTGGCACACCCATTATCATGTAATCACCACTTTCATTTGTTTTGGATGTTAGAAGATAATATTTGTCATAAATTTCAATTGTGGTTGTTTCTGTTAACACATCCATTCTTGATGGAAGAGTTCCTGTTGCCGCATGAGCGGAATAAGATTTCATGTAAGGTAATAAATTATACCTATATCCATCTTCATTTGCATCGTTAGGTGATTTATACGGATAGATACTGGAAATTATTGGGTTTGATACATCAAGATTACTAATAGGAATAAAGATTGATACTCTAGCGTTTGGTAATCCAAACCCATTGTTTGCCGTTACTCTTCCAACAATAACTCCATAATCCGCACAACTTCTATTATAAACATCTTCTTGTTGTAATTTTAAAGATAAAATCTCTAATTGTTCAAACTCTTGGTCTAATTGTACGTTGATTGTTTTGTTAATACCTAACTCAGTCCTTATTCTATATGATTGACCCATTAATACCTTTAATTAATAAATAGTTTATGTGGGATTTTTAAAATGAACACACACAATTAAATAATAATCTAAAGAAAAAATAAGTGAACTTGTTAAGAGAAAGTAATCGATTGGAAGTTTTTAACTGAAACTTTAATATCTTTACCAGGGTACCTAATTTGATAAACTTGTGACGGTTGCGCAAATATAGTATCATCAACTGGCCCAATAAGTTTTACTGCCGGGTCTGAATACTCCATAGATGTTTCTGCGGATGAATACTGACCTCCAACCTCATTAAATATATCTAAGGTTGTCACGGTTAATACCCCATTTGTATTTTGAATAATACTTCTAAGTTCTGATAAATAGACATTTTGGCCTAATTGTCTTGTTTGAGGGTTAAAATATGTTGATACTTTATCAATAACACTTGAAATAACTTGTCCTGAGTTTTGAGCGGAATCTAAAACAATTGCAACATCAACGCTCAAATCAATAACCTCAGCACTGAATATAGAAATATAATCATTCATCATTCGGTAATTTGATAAATAATTTGCAATGTTTTGTCTTAAAGTATTTGAAACAATGTTTGTTAATTTACCTGAAGTATCAAAAGATAGTATTTGAATTAAAATTTTATTATTATTTTCGGTAATAGAAACTTTAGCGGGTGCCCCAAATTGGGATGGCATGTTTCTAATAATTGATTCATAATCTTGTACTGTTACCGCCCTTTTTTGTGCTGAAAAATTAAATGAAACGTAATTTCTAATTTCTTCTAATGAGGGAATTCCCGCTCCACCAACAGCTGCCGTGACATTTACACATCTTAATGAATTAACTACAGTAGAGTTTGTTGTTTCAGAAGGCCCATTAACATAAAAAGATATGGTACCTAATTGATTAATTACATTTGAACCTAAATTTGTTGCTAATCCACCACCAACTCTATATTGAATAAACAATGTTGAATTTGGAGATAATGCCGAACCTAATGAAAAATTATTTGAGTATTTTTGAAGTTCTAATGTGGTACCTAAAGTTGTGAATTGGTTTAATTGGTCTTGAGCAGTGTTTGTTCCTCCACCAAATGTCATTTTTTTAAATCCTTCAGGTGTAAATTCCGTAATAAATCTATTTTGTGTTTGAATGTATTTTCCAACTTTAATTCCAGGTTGGTCGGAAACTTTTGTTAAGTCTTCAATAAAAACTCGGTCTTCCGCCAAAGCATCTACCTCATACCATTTATTATCTAAACCTAAAAACTCTGCAGTTGTCGGTGTATTTGTATATTGTGTACCATTTTTTAATATGACACTTGTAATACCTAATACGTTCTTTTCTGGTAGAAATAATTCAAAGAAAGGTTTAACATCATTTGCTCCAATAACTCTTTTAAATACTTTTGTTATACCATTAACAACAACTTCTCTTTTTGTAATAGTATAATTAACTAAAATATTATTAGAATTAAAGTTTGGAATTTTTAATCTATTTGGAAACCCTTGGGAATTATATGGTGAGGCAAAATCAATATCATTAACATTTTCAAATACAATTCCAGCCCCAACAACTTGTGAACCTCTTGTTAATATTCCAAGATATCTTTCATCTTCTTTATCACCAAAAGCAGGAACTGTAACTGAAAAATCAACCAAAGAAACTGAAGGTCTTTGACCTGGTAATTTTAATCCGTAAGTTCTAGCGATATTATATATTGATGACCTTTGTTGTGCATATTGTAATACTGTTTCCTGAATACTTCGGTCAATATTATAATGTAAGTTGTCAGCAATTGCAGCATTTAAATCAATAAATACGGAAAATATTGAAGCGTCATTAAAATCTTGGATTAAGTCAGGATAGTAAGTTTTAGTATAATTTAAAAGTTCTGTCCTAATTGACTGATAATCTCTTGTTGCGTACGATATTTTATTATTTGCCATTTATATTAAATATTAATAATAACAAAATCACTCTGTGCATATGTTGAACCGTTTGTTGAGTAATCTAATCTTATTTTTGCGGTGTATTCAGAAGTTCCCTTACCCGGAAATCTGTAAATTGATGATTCATTAGTTCCTACAAAATTTTGACCTGTTGCAATATCAACTTCTTCTTCTGGGTCTGCAGGTAATATACTTAAACTATTAACTAATAAATTTGGCATAAAATTTTCAATAGCGTCTCTTATGTCAGATTCAATTGCAGTAAAAGTAACACCATCAAATGGTTCAAAGATAAATTCATATAATCTTGTGCCAAATTGCGGTAAAAAGTATCGAGAACCTCTTCTTGTTAACAATAAATGTATTAAGTCCGCTTTAATTTCTTGGGATTGTAGTTCAGTAAGTTCTAAATAATCCCCTCGTCTAGAATCTCGAAAAGGGAAATTAATACCATAAGTAACACCATTTGCCATAACTATAAATATAGTACTATCTATTTTTCTTTAAATAGATTAAAAATGAAAAATCCCGACGTGTCGGGATTTATATTTAAGAGCTACACCCAAAACATTCAAAAGGACTATCTTTAGGTTTTGTGTTTAATTCAATTATTTCAACTTTTGGTATTTCAATCTTAACATTAGGTTTTGATATTTTTGAAACATCAACCGCCAAGTGTTTTGCTCCCGTTGAAATTGCTTTAGTTCTAACATAATAACATAAAGTTTTTAATCCTTTTTCCCATGAATGGAAATGTGATGAGGTAATTTTAGACAATGTTGGATTTGCCATATAAATATTCATTGATTGTGATTGGTCAATAAATGGTGCTCTATCTGCCGCCATATTAATCAATTCTTTTTGTGAAATTTCCCAAATTGTTTTGTATTTACTAATCAAGTATTCAATACGTTTAACTTTCTTGGTATAGTTTTTATCCTCAGTGTCAAGATGGTTATTAAAGTTAATGTTTTGAATTGAACCTTCATTTAAAATGATTTCATTTTTTAATTCTTCACTCCAAATACCAATCTTTTCAAAATCATTAATCAAGTATTTGTTCACAATCATTATTTCACCACCAACAACTCGTCTATTAAAAAGGGCAGAATGTGCGGGTTCTGTCATTTCAAACGAACCTGTAATTTTTGCTGAAGACGCTACAGGCATTTGAGCGGTAAATAATGAATTACAAACACCATAATTTTTAACGTTTTGTTTTAAATCGTTCCAAGGCCATCTACCTGAAAGGTCATCTTCGTTTAACCCCCACATATCAAATTGAAATACTCCTTTAGACATAGGTGAACCCTTGAAGTGAACGTATGGTTCGTATTTACCTTCCATACATAATTTATTACTTTCGGTGATTGCCGCAAAATAGATAGTTTCAAAAATCGCTTTGTTTAATTTTTTAGCCTCTTCAGATGTAAAAATGTAATCCATTAAATAGAATACATCGGCCAATCCTTGAGTTCCAATCGCAATTGCTCTTTGGTCTAATCCACCTTTTTTACCTTTTTCAGTTGAGTAACGATTGATATTAATAACTTTATTAAGTGCTCTAACAACTTTTCTAACTTCATCATAAAGTAGGTTAAAATCAAACTCACCCTTTTCAATAAAGTTTTTTAATACCATTGAGGATAATGTACAGATTGCTGTGGTTTTCTCGTCAGTATATTGGTAAATTTCATTACAAAGATTTGATTGTTTAATTACACCAATGTTCTGATGGTTTGTTTTTTTGTTAGCACTATCTTTAGAACATAAGTAAGGGACACCTGTTTCAACTTGTGACTCAACAATCTTAGTCCAAACATCTTGAGCTTTAACTTTTTTACCGAGACCTAATTCAACTGCCATGTTGTAGTTATTTTCATACTCATCACCATAGCATTCTTGAAGTGGTTTAATACCCGCTTTAATAATATCGTTAGGACAAAACAGATACCAATCAGTACTGTCTTTTACCGCTCTCATAAAATTATCAGGAATCCAAAGAGCTGTGAATAAATCTCTTGCCCTTAATTCTTCGGCTCCTGTATTTTTTTTGATTTCCAATAAATCCATAACATCTTTATGCCATGGTTCAATGTAGATTGCAGCACTACCAGGCCGTCTTCCTTGTTGGTTAAAGAATCTTAATGACTCATTAACAATTTTTAAATACTTCAACAATCCTCCTGAGTGTCCTCCTGATGTAGATATTCTACTTTCCTTACTTCTAATGTTAGACATAGATAAACCAATTCCGGCAGCGTCTGAAGAGTAGGTTGAAATATCATTTAAAGTCTCCAATAAACCATTACGTGAATCTGAGTTATTATAATGTAATACACAAGATGCTAATTGAGGAACTTTACTACCTGAATTGATAATGATTGGTGTTGCGGGAGAAATAAGTTGATTAGACAATGAATTATAGTATTCTACCGCTTCCTCAAATGAGTTTGTCACCCATAGAGCAACTCTCATATACATGTGTTGTGGTCTTTCAACTACTTTACCTTGTGGTGTCTTTAACAAATACATTTCTTGCAATGAACGCCAAGCAAAATAATCAAAATTATAATCTTTATTATGATTTATAATTTCATCAATATTTTTTTCTCCGTATTTTTGAATTGTTTCTATTAACAAATCATTAATAATTCCATGTGAATGTAACTCTGCAATTGTTTCTGAAAAACTTGGGTTAGTTTCTTTATGATATGAAGAAATTGCAACTGATGAAGCCAATCTTGAATAGTCGTGATGACTACCAGTATATGCCGCAGCAATTTCATAAACCAACTTATCCAACTCTTTAGTTGTGATAAGTCCTTCAGTTGGTACCGAGGTAATAACTTTGATGAAGATTTCATCAGAATTTACGTTCAACCCTTTAGCCGCACGTTTAACTCGATTATATATTTTTTGAGGATTGAATGATACGTCCTCACCGTTTCTTTTTTTAATTTTTAATGACATCATATTATTTTAATATTAGAAATCTTCCTCGAAAGAAATTGTTTCGTTTAATTTTGCTTTTTGATACTCAACAGTTCTTGACTCAAAGAAATTTCCTTTTGTCTCAACCGCAATTTGTTCCATGAACTTAAATGGTTGTTCAACATTAAACTCCTTTTTACATCCTAGTTTAACCAATAACCCATCAACGACAAACTCAAGATATTGTTTCATTAAGTTTGAGTTCATTCCAATTAAAGATACTGGTAATGACTCAGTAATAAATTCTTTCTCAATTTCTAATGCCGATAATAAAATCTCTCTGATTTTTTTTTCACTTGGTTTATTTTCAATGTGATTGTTTAATAGGTGAATTGCAAAGTCACAATGTAAATTTTCATCTTTAAAGATTAATGAATTAGCATTACACAATCCTTGTAGGATACCTCTTGATTTTAACCAAAAAACTGAACAGAATGAACCTGAAAAGAAAATACCTTCAACTGCTGCAAAGGCAACCAATCTTTCTTGGAAGGATGATTTTTCAATCCAATCCAAAGCCCATTTAGCCTTTTTTTGAACTGCCGGTAAATTATCCAAAGCAGTGAAACATAAATTTTTTTCTTCTTCATTTGAAATGTATGTATCAATAAGAAGTGAATACATCAAACTATGAATGTTCTCCATCATAAGTTGGAACCCATAAAAGAATTTTGCTTCGGGATATTGTACCTCACGATAAAAGTTTTCCGCCAAATTTTCATTAACAATACCATCGGAAGCCGCAAAGAACGATAAAATATTCTTAACGAAATATTGTTCATTTTCAGATAGATTATTCCAATCTCTGATGTCATTAGTTAAATCAATTTCTTCAGCTGTCCACAAAGCAGCTTGGTGCATTTTGTAGTACTCCCAAATATCATTGTGCTGGATTGGGAAGATAACAAACCTATTAGGGTTCTCCATTAATATTTTTTCCATAATTTTTTTTTTTAAGATTTTTGTTCTTGTTCTCTTTGTTTTCTTTTGTCCAACAGTTCTTTAACTCTGTCTCTTTTTCTTTCCTCTTGTTGTTCTCCAAAACCTAAGAACGTTACAGATGACTCTGTATCAATTTCAAGTAGTTCGTTGTTGAACTTACAGTTCTCAAACACTACCCCATCTTTACCAATACGTGATTTGGTAATTGCTATTGTTGCCAAATTCATTTCTTTTTGTTGTAAAGTTTTTGCCACGGAAATGATAACGTGTCCAACTTGTGCTTTCTTAATAGAACCTCCCATTTGGTCGTTGGTTACAACCTCAGAAGATATAGAACTTCTGTTACCCTGTGTTGCCGTCCATCCAACTAATGACAGTTCGTGACACATTGCCTCAAAACCTCTCATAACTGAACCCTCAGCTTTCCACTCGTCCTTACTTGTACTTTCCGGTACAATACAATCAATATAATCTAAAAGTACCAAGTCAATTTTTGTTCCGTCAGCAATCATTTTTCTGATTTGGTTTTTAATCTGATTCATAGTTATAGAATCTGAAGGTAGTTTTTTCATAATTAACTCATTCTTCATGGTTTCTTTAATTTCTGTAATTTTAGACATAACCTCGTCTTTGTGTTTTACTAAATTATCAGGTTCAATTCCAGTCCAAAGTGTGAAATGTTTACGTTGTATAATTTTTGGATTGTCCTCAAAAAAAATTTGGAGAACATTATACCCAAGATTAAACGCGGTATTGGCAATCTTTGTTAAGATGGTAGTTTTACCAACACCTGTCGGTGCAAGGATAACCCCAATCTCACCCTTTGCAAGACCGCCCTTAAGCAATCTGTCAATACCAGGTATTCCTAATGGAATTGGATGTCTAAAATCCTCATCAAGTACTGTTTCAAGATTAGAAAAAACATCAAGGGTTCCAGTATCTTTTTCCCCAACCTGTAACGCTTCACGAACCAAACTCTCAACTTTGTCATAAGATTCAAAGTCACCTTCAGTAATAATTTTTTGGGCTTTGTCCATCGCCTTTTGTAGTTCCTGTTGTTTACAAAACTTCAACGCTTTTTCTTGAACAAATTGTGTACCCTCAAATGGTGCATCTTTTACTTTTTTAATAGTGTCAATAACAATTTTTGCAACCAATTCTTGTGAAATCTCAGATTTTACAATTTGTTCGAGAGTATCAAAATTAGGGGTAGATTGGTATTTGGTGTGATACTCCTTGGTCATTTGCAAGATAATCTTAAAGTATTTGTTATCAAAATATGTCGTTTCAATAACATCCATAATTGATGTTGAAAATTCTTTATTTACAATAAGTTGGTTTAAAAGTTGGATTTGGAATGTGTTTCCTAAGTAGTCAAAGTTTTTGTTCATATGATATATTTCTCTCGTCTGTTTTATTAAATATTCACTTGTTTAAGTCAAATCCCAAATATTCTAAACTTAATTTTTGTTCGGAAAAAATGTCAGTTAATTCTTTTAACATGTTTTTTAAAAATGGTCTTACGTCAACAGTATAACGAACTTTTGGTGGGAATTTTTTTCCATCAATACATCTATGACAAATTGTCTGTTCACCAATTTTAAGATAAATATTGAATTGTTCACTACCTTCAGTAAGAGAGGTTTCCATGATTGACGGGTCATTGATAATTAAATTCATATTGTCCATCATATAAATTACTGTTTTCATTTTTAGGTGATACTCAAGTTCTCTTTTAAATTGTGAGATAAAGTCGTATAAGTCTACGGAATTTTTTGCCTTTGGGTTATACCCTCTGACATTAAAGAATCTTTGAACAACGATGTTATCGTTTAATGTTAATAAAAATTCTATTTTAGTGCTGTCTTGTTCTTTCATAATTAATTTTTTTTTGTGTTTCTTTTTTCTTTTCTTGTTAATTTCATAAAAGGTGTTAGGAAGTTTACCCAAGCCTCGTCATTTTTTGGTAGATATTTGAAAAGTCCATCTTCCACCATCATTCTCATTAAATTTTTATATCCCCTATCTGTAGGGTCTATAGTGTCAGTTAAAATTTGTTCAACTAATTTTTTTCCATCGGTAGTGATTAAAGGGTTTGTAAGGTCGACTATCTTTTTGTTTGTTGTATAAAACTCTTCACCAAGTATAGTTGATTTTGTCTTACCAGTCAAAAGATTTGTGAATGTTTTTGAAGGTTTGTCCTGCAAAAGATTTCGAGCACAATCTAAAATTTCTTCCATAGTACAAGGTTTCTTCTGCACCTGAGGGAAAAACTTAACTAATGTTTTTTCTCCAAGTCCCTGTATTCCTTCAATATTGTCTGATTTGTCCCCCGTGAATATCTTTGTCAACAATACATTGTAGTGAGGTATATCCACTTTGTTCATAGATATCATATCTCCGTTTTTAAAGTACTGTTTTGTGATAGGTGAATAGATTGTCACATGTTCAGAGATAAGCTGTGTAAGGTCTTTATCCGCAGAAAAAATGATAATCTTCTCGTCTTTAGATATCTTACAATAATAAGCAATTAAGTCATCTGCCTCATTGTCGTGCATCTCAACCTGTCTTACAAATATCTCCTCAAGATATTGTTTGATTCGAGACTTCTGATACAAATACGATTCGTACTTATATTCATTCATATCGTCTTGTCGTCTGTTCGCCTTATACTGGGGGTATATAGATTTTCTGATGGACGAATTTGAATCTCCGTCCCAAAACACAACAACTTTATCATGGTTGTGTTCATTAAGAAATTTACGGAGTATACTCACAAAGTGAAATACTCCACCCACATGAGCTCCGTCGTTAAACACGTCTTTTGCTCCGTGGAATCCTATCTTAAATAAATTATCTCCGTCTACTAGTAATGTCTTAATCACATTTGTGATTTAAATTAATATAAAATCTTGTTACTTTTTTTCAAATTGTCTTCCGCCCATAATGGTTGAAGATTTTTATAATGACATAACATATAAAGTTCGTCTTCTGTTTTTGCCGATGATAACGGAATGATGTGGTCAATGTGCCACTCACTCCTATTTTCCCAAGTCATACCATCAATAAATTGGGATTCTAAATGTTCCTTAAGGAATTGTGGAGAACATCCAACAATTTCGAAAGTATGTTTCGACTTATATTTTAGATATCTATTGACTGAAGTTCTAATGTTAGTTTTAAGTCTAAATAGAATATCTTCTTTTTTTCTTTGTTTTTGGTAATTATTTGAATATTCTTTATTATCACGAGACCATTTTAACTTTCTTTCTTTTTCTTTCTCGTAGTTCAATTTATTATATTCTTCAAAGTATTTTTTATAGTATTCTTGGTTTTCTTTGTTCCATTTAGTATTATATTCTTTGATTTTTTCTTTATTATCTATTCTATACTTTTTAGATTCAATACTTTGACATTCTCTACAATAACTTCTAACCCCGCATTTGACTTTTGACATCTTGTTAAAGTATTTCAATTCTTTTTCAATATTACATTTTGTACAAACTTTGGTTTCCATTTTTAATTATCTTCTTCTTTTTCTTCCTTTAAATCAAAATCACCATCAGTACCGATAATTTCTTTCCAATATTCGGCATGTTCTTTTTTATATTTTTCTATATTGGATTTTTCTTCGGTGGACTCTTTGCCAGCAATAAACCCGTGTGGGGTTACAATTATCTTACCATCATCATATCCAAGTCCGTTAATGTGATTCTTCATAACAGAAATTTTTGTTCTTGAAGCGAATTTAATAGTTCGTTTATCTTTAGTTGCAGTAATTTTAGTAGTACCAGCCTCTTTTTGATTACCAAATAAGAACACTAATGAGGAATTTAACCAAATAGCTTCACCACCCTTACTCTTAATTTTAGGTTGTCCAAATGGATTATCTGGTAAACTCACCCAAGGTTGGTTAACAATTACCAAAGTATTTTCATATTTTGATTCTGCCTTACGACTTCCCGAAATACGTTGATTGATACCCATTCCAATTTTGTCCGCCAAAACGCCGGCATTTTGCATTTTACCACCACGACCTTCAAATGTCATCTTACATCCAATTGAACCTACAGAATCCCATAAGAACAATAAACTATAATCTAATTCACCTTTTTCTTGAGCATCCAATAATGAGTTTATATAATCTGTAATTTCCTCAATATAATTGAAACTATTATTAAAGATGAAGAAACCGTCCCAATCAATTTCTCCTGTTTCAGTATCAACAACTTCTTCGCACTCAAACCCCATTAATTTAGCGTGCTCGAACGACCATTTCTGTTCTGTAATGATGAATACAGGTAGAATACCTTTCTTTTGGGCATCAACGGCAGTTTTAACTAACGCAGTTGTTTTTCCTGTGTCAG